CAATGCACAGCGAACCTCCTCAGTAAATTCAGCACTACACGTTAATGCGTGTTCTCGATTTTTATATCCTGTTAAAAATTTGTTCGTTCCATTTTGTGCGATTGCGTAAAATTCTTTTTGTTGTTTCATGTTATTTCTCCTTTTTTAAAATAAAGTTAGTTGCTGTTTAAAATCTGCCAAAGTAAGCCCGATTGAATTTAGATCGTTACTAATAGCGGTCAAGTCGTTAGTGATAATCACTTTATTCAATTCCCTCGAATACCGCTGTGTCTGATATCCACCTAAAACATCCTTGTCCCAGACGTCTTGTATAGATTTGATTTCTGGGTATTCCTTGGCAAAATGTTCTTCAATCCAAGTCATAATAATGCCGATTTGATTCCTTCTGTCATTTTATCCTCCCAAATTGCTAAACGGGACTTCCCATCGATAATCATCATATTCATTACAAACGTTTTTGATAATTTTACCTTTGGAAATTTCAATTTCCTGTGTAAATTCCATGCCACACTCAAATGTAAAAATTTTAATATCAACATCAAACTCACTTGAAATTTCTTGATAATTTTCTGGAATAGCACTCCATGCTTGCTCAAAATTATCCAGTTCAACGGTACAAAATTCTTCTTCAAGCCAAACTTCTATTTGTTTTTGGTCAATAAATGCTCGTCTTGTACCATTGATGTAAAAATAGGGAGCTGTGTTGTTGAATTCAAGTAGAGTACCATCATATTTTTCTTCTAATGTTACAGTGTCGCTTAATAGCATTTCTTTCAATGCTGATGAAATATTTTTGCTTCTTCCTCTTAATTTAAGAGATCCTTTGGCCCAATTTGGCATTATTTTTCTCCTTTGATTTTTTAGAACGGGAGATCATCATCTGAGATGTCCATAGGGTTTGTGTTCATTTGTGTCTGCCGTGAAAAGTCTGGATGACTATATCCCTGTGACTGCCCACCCTCACGGTCTTTGCGACTTTCCAATAACTGGAAGCTATCTGCGACTACTTCCGTAACATATACCCGCTGGCCTTGCTGGTTCTCGTAACTTCGTGTTTGAATACGTCCTGTGATCCCAATCAAAGCCCCTTTCTTGGCCCAGTTCGCCAAGTTTTCTGCTTGTTGTCGCCAGATCACGCAGTTAATAAAGTCTGCTTCGCGCTCGCCATTTTGATTTTTAAAAGGGCGATTGACTGCGAGCCTAAACGTGGCCACTGCTTGATTATTTGGCGTGTAGCGTAATTCTGCATCGCCAGCCATACGGCCAACTAGGGTTACTGAGTTTAACATTGTTTATCCTTTCAATTTACCTAACAGCATTTCTGCTTGTTCCACTTGTGATTGTTTAATCTGCTTGTAATCCGCAACGTTTAGATGTTGCAAGAACCATTTAGCGATTGAGCCATCCTGTTTCCCTTTCGCTTCTGCGATAGTGGCTATCTCTTTCAAATAGCGGTTGGCTTCCTCTACTGAGATAACTGGATCATTAGCTTTTTTCGCTGGTTGCTTCTTCGTTTGCGTTGCTTCGTTGCCGTCGTCGTCTTGGTCGCTTGTGATCCCAAAAATCGCAGATAGTGCGTACCGTTTCGCGTAAGTGATCGCTGACCCGATTGATTGCGGGTCGTTCTTGACTGGTTTCATCTTGATTGGATCATATTCAATCCATTCGCCCGATTCATGCATAACCAGCGTTCCTACTGTCACGTTTCCGGCTTCGTCGCTGGACGGGTACTGTGTGAACGATAGCCCGTTCTTACTTGCTGACTCCGCGATCGCTTCTACCACGTTTTCAAGCGGTACATATTTACTTTTAAAAAATGGATTGTTTGCATCTTTTAAAGGTTGTTTCATTTCCTTTTGAGTCTTGGCAAAAGCCTTGCTCAACTCTGTTATAGTTTCTGATTTCTTCATCTTCCCTTACCTAATACTCAAATTCTTGTTTTCAATCAAGGTTGCCCCAGCGATTTCTTCCCCGTCTGCTAAAAGCCGTTTTAAAGTCATCTTATCGGCTTTGTATTCAACTTTCTTGTACTCGTCTGGTAGTAAGACCATGTCAACCTCAACGGCCTTAGAACGTCTAAACGATACCTTAAACAAGGTCGTATCTACTCGGTCGTGTCCCGTGAGTTCCATGCTCTCTTCAAGGGTCGATTTCATGCGCTCTTTTTTGGCCTTGTCAGCATCATTTAATTTCTTCAAGCGGTCCATTTCATTTTTTCGGGCTTCGATATCTGCATCAAGGTTTTTAATGACTTTGACATAGCCCTCTACCTTGTTTTCGTAGTCCTCGTTCCAATCGATACTGTCCAGCGTGTCCTGTTTCGTTTCATCGTCCAGGTCCATATTGTAGATATCAAGAAATTGTCCCGTTAGTTCGTAAAGTGTCGCCATGTTTTATCTCCTTTTTTATTTGTTATTTCGCAAAATCGCCTCGTCATTGCTTATTCCCAAAATAACTGCTACTTTTTCAACGTATTTGTTAGGTACTTTATCGACTTTCTTCCAAGATGAATACGTTGTTTTTGCAATACCAAAAAACTGAAATAGCTCTGAGGGGTCGCGCAATGACCTGCGGTATATATCCAGCATCGCGAACAAACTTTTTCTATCATTCCTATAAGAAGTAAACGCATCATACTTTGAAATAATATCGCTGACTTCAAAGAAAGTTTCTTTGTCCAGCTTGCTTGCTAGTCTAAAGAGCAAGTCTAGCCGTTCTTCTTTATACATTCTCGCGCTCCTTCAATTTCTTGTAACTATCCCAGCTCGTAGCTTTCAAGCTGTTCAATAGCTTCTGTTCCGTCTTGATCTGTTTCTTGTACTGTAGCACCCAAGCTGTGTACTCATCATCATTCTCCGCGAAGTAATACCCGCGAGGAAGTGATCGGCTGGCCACGATAGGCACTGAGTAGTTAAGCCGTAGCTCTGCGATTCCCCCTCGAACCTTTCGTACTGATAAGTTCGTCATTCTGGCAATGTCGCGCGTGGTCAGTACATTAGCCCGACCTACTCTGATACAAGCCAGTATTAGCTGTAAGCGTTCGTTCATAGCTTACTCTCCTTTTTTAGTTGTTTAATTTCTTCTCTCAGTCGTTGATTAGTATTGAGATGTACTCTAATCAAATTCGTCTGGATCTTGTTTCTTTCGTAAAAGATCGAAAGTAAAGACTTTAATTCTTTGATTTCTTTCGCTTTTCTAAAAAACATTTATTTTGTCCTTCTCGCTTCGTACCATCGGCCCTCAATCACACATACAGACTTGTTGAGCAGCCATGCACACATCTGAAACGGGTTAAGATAGAATTTTTTATTCTCGCATAGATCTACAAAATCCAAAAACTGTCTTTTTGTAATCTGCGTATTAAAATATCCTTTCATGTACCGTTCAAATTCATGAAATAGGTTGCCGTCAGTCTTAACTTTCTTAAAATCAATCTTAGTCACTTGCTAAAAACTCCTTCAACCGTCTTTCATATTCTTCGTCAGATATTTCGGGTTCTAGCTCTTTCTGATTCTCTGGCCTTAAATTGGACCAAGAAGGAATATTTCCATAAGGATCAGCTTGAGTCTTGTTGGATTTCTTCCGTTCGTACTCTTCGTCAGCTACCCTAATCTGTTCAGCCGTTCTCAGGCCTTGACCGTCCCAGCGTTGGAGGATTGACATAGTATATCTGAGAGACTTACCTGCATTTAGAATTGTTTTATCTAAAGCTAAAACTACAAGTTCTTGCCCATACTGTCGAAGTAGTCTTTCAACCTCTTCAACCATAGTGCCATTTACACTCATTTCACCGAAGGCCTCTTTTAATTTTTTAAAAATTAGATTTTCATCATCATTAGCTGACCTTGACTCTGCTATCCTATCCTTACCTATACTATCCTTACCTATACTATCCTTACCTATACTATGCGGACATTTGTCCGTCACTTGTCCGTCATCTGTCAGACATTTGTCCGTCACTTGTCCGTCAATGTATTTTTTCTGACTTGTAACCCGTTTCCCTTCAACCACCAAGTCTGTTTTTTCCAGTAATAAGTTGCGGTATCGTGAGGGTTGTACTCGGTCTGCTCTGATTTTGTTCTGTTCTTCAAAGTCTGTTATAAAATAGACCATGTCGTCATTTAGGGGTAGAATGAATTTTTTCACAACTAGTAACCCCAGCGAGTCTTCCTTGGCTCCGATCATTCGGACGATTGGGAAAGCCTCAACCACTCCGTCATCATCGCTTGATAAAATCAAGTGTGTATAAAGAGCTTGTGCTTCGAACGGCATCATCAAAAACTTTCGACTTTGAAAAATCTTTTTTGATAGCATTCTTCTTTCTGCCATTTATACCTCCTGCATGCTCCAATCATTGTCTGAGTAGGAATGTTTGCGAGCTTCTGCGAGTGACGATAAGTAATTGTTTACACCCTCTTGCATAACTTCTTCTACTCCAGAGTCTAACGCTTCGTATGCAAGTTTAATCTTCTGTTCTCTTGCTTTCTTACGTTGCGCACGTTTAAAGTCCCAAACCGCACCAATGAACCCAGCTGTGAAAAATGTTCCTGCAATTGTTATACATGCAATAATGTCGTTATACATGCTGTATCTCCTTCTCTAGTTCCAAGATCTCGTGTACATCGTTTAAATCGTACATTGTATATTTTCCTTGTTTGCGAAATTTCAATCCCTTGCGTTTCAAGCGTTTTAAGTATTCATTGCTAAAACCAAACATGTCTTGTAGTTCTGCTTGACTGACTGGTAGCAATTCTTTTTTTGCCTGCTCTTTCGCTTCAAGATAGATTTCTCTGATTTGTTCTTTGATTAGTTCTTCAATCATTGTCTATCTCTCTATTCTGTGTTATAATTAATTTAGTTAATTTTTGTGAGCACTTCACTTCGTTGTGAAGTGCTTTCTTTGTTTTATGCCACATCTTTTTGCTCAATCAGTGGCAAAATTCCTTTTTTATTTTTGAGTAAATCGTAAAGGAACAAACGTCCTTTTTGAGTCCAGTAAGTATGCATCTTGCTATAATCTGCATCGATTGTATGAGTTTTTGATTGAGTATAACCCTTGCCAGCGTACTTTTGATACAAGAGCCAGGTTTTCCCCTGTTTGAACTGTATTTTCAATTCATGTAGAATCTTATTCAATTTCTTTGCACTCATTCCATAGTCTTTTGCAATTACAGAAATTGCTACTAACGATTTGTTTTGAAGAACCAAGTCGTAGTATGTCGCTTTCGGCTGAAGCTCTTGGATAATTTGATTCTTTTGAGCCACTTCTTCCTGTGCTTTCAGACGTAGTTGTCGTTCTTCTTTTAGCTTCTGAAGTGCTGCGATTGCCATATCTGGGTTATTAAGCAGATCATCAATAGCATACAAACCATGTTTACGAATTGATTTCAAAATTTCTTTGACTTTCTTTTTGAACTCTTTAGCCAGTGGTTTACGAGATTGCATAAGAACTTCATAGAGACCGTTTTCTGTTAAGAGATTTACTTCTCTTATTTGACCTGCCCTAAGGATTGTTGAGGTCAGCTTTTCATCTTCATCTACTGACTTTAACATTTCTGTAGGATTGCTATGTTCAATCCATTCTGCAACATCTTTTGCGACAAACAGTGGTTCATCTGTTGTACCGTATACCGTGAAGTGTTTACCGAGAACTTCCTGCTCGTTAATAATAGTTAATTCCATCCGTTTCCTCCGTGATGTCTTTCATTTCCCCACTCTCCAATTCAATGACTTGATCAATGATGGCGTGATAGGTGCTTTGTGAGATTAAGAGAGCGACTTTAGGTTCTTCAAAGCGAACCATGTTTAGTTGCTTCTCAATTGCTGCAACTCGTTCTTCTAAGGTCATGTTATTCCTCCTACTCCTCAAACCTTTCCCACGGCTCACTAATCCGCAACTTCTTGTTAATGCGAAGCTTCAAATCATCACTACCTTTTCCATCTTTGAAAAGTTGTGTGATAGCTGATGGACTAACACCCACAACAATGGCCAAGTCCGTCTGTGACCATCCACGTTTTTCAATTTGACCTTTTACAAGCTCGATCCACTTGCGGTGTTGTTGGCTCATGTTTTTCCTCCTTTATTTTTCAATAGAGTTAAAGAGTTAGTAAATTATTTTATAAAATACTTGACATTCAACAATCTATTGTTTAAAATGAAAGCATAATTAAAAACCTTGATAAAACATTACATCTATCAACTTATTCGCTCGCCAAAGCTATTTATTTTTAGATAAGTTTTAACTCTGTTTTTTTACTAACTCATTAACTTACAAGAACTATTGTAAACTATTGATTGTGTTTTGTCAACGACTTTACACACAAAAGTTTAAATATTTTTTGTCATGCCTTTAGAAAGGTTGATAAATCAATGTTTTCTTTATTTGAAAAAATTAAAGAACTTTGCCAAAAACGAGGAATTTCTATAAATTCTCTCGAAGAAACACTTGGATATAGTAGAAATACAATCTATAGCATGAAGAGTAAAAAGCCAAATGCTGAAAGATTGCAAGAGATCGCAGACTACTTCAATGTGTCCACCGACTACCTATTGGGACGAACTGATAATCCAAGTGTTGCATCGGATGCCTCAATTATAGATACCGATCCTATAGAAGAGCAAACACTCGTCATGTTTCGCAAAGAAACTGAAGATATGTCGGACGACGAAAAAGAGCGCTTCAACAAAGCACTCTCTAGAATGATGAAAACTGCCCGTGATCTCGTCAAAGACGATTCTCTTTGGAAGTAGGTGACTATTTGAAACATTATACAAGACCCTCAAAAGAAACTTACTTACAATATCACACAAATGCTACTCGACTTCTTTTAGACGTATCTGAATACTGTAAAGTTCATGTCTCGCAACTAACATTTGATTTAATTATAGAATTTTTTGAAGCTAACTTTAATATTCGATTTGTTTATTTCGAATCCGATTTAATGTACAAATGGTTTCCTGATAAAAAACAAACAATTAAATATCGATTAACTTCAAAAAGCACTCTTTCTTTAGTTGATTCCAGTTTCTGTAATGTATGCTCTGGCATGACAATTCCTGATTTTGAAACGCAACGATTTATTGTGTATATTAATCAAGACGTAGTGAAAAGTCGGGTAATGTTTACTATTCTTCACGAACTTGTTCATATTTACTTCCATCTTATGAGTTCTGTATACGATAAAGTCCTAGTTTCTAAGACATCTTCTAATTACAGCGACTCATACCCAGAAGAAATTGCTCCTTTGGAAGATGAAGCGAACATAATTGCCTCAATTTTATTTCTGAATGATCAAAAGTTATTAAATTATATTAATATTGGAACTACTTTTGAACAACTTATAGAGGCTAGCCAAATGTCAAAGCCTGCTTTGCATAACCGTCTAATGAATTTTCTAATTTATAATTGCAGTTGCCAAGAGTATTATGCCCTCAGTATAGTCCAAGGGTATAAAAATGACGAAGACTGGGCTATTTTGACTTTGCAACAATTTCAAAGAGAATTACAAGAAATTGCTTAAAATACAAAGAGATTAGAAGAGAAAAGATTATGAAAATAGGACCACGGACACCGAATATAAAAAAGAGAGTATCATCTCGTACAACTGGCGCTATAAATCGAAAAGTTAAAAGAGCCACATCTCCATTATACGGACAAAAAGGTATTGGTTGGGTTAAAGATCCAAAACGTGCAGCATATAATAAAGTATACAACCAAACTACAACTGATTTTGATTTAGCAGAAGGTTGCTCATACGGTTGCGGTTGTGTTTCAATTATCGTATTCATAATCATGATGGTTATTTTATATAACTTTTTATCGACAATGCTATAAAAAAATCCCCACACTCGCCTTCGCCAAAAATTGAGTGTGAGGAATACAGTATAAGAAAAGCCATTCAATAGGTCTTTTTCTTGTACCCATTTTATCAAGAAATGAGGTAAAACGCAATGATCAAAAAATATCAAACCAAAGACGGGGAAACCCGCTATATGCTCCAAGCGTATTTAGGTGTCGATCCATTTACAGGAAAGCAAAGGCGCACGACCCGTAGAGGGTTTAAAACGCAGAAAGATGCAAAAAAAGCAGAACGAGAGCTACTGCTATCCGTGGAAGAGAATGGATTTACAGATCACTCTAGCAAGCCTACTTTTAAAGAGGTGGCCGACCTGTGGCTAGAGAGCTATGAAACAACTGTCAAGCCTACGACATACCAGAATACAAAGAATTATCTCAATGCCATCATAGAGCATCATTTTAAAGATATCCGAATAGAGAGCGTGTCTGTGGCCAAAATGCAAAAGATTGTCATAGAATTGAGTAAGAAATATGTGACTTACTTAAATTATCTGTCAATCATCAATCGTGTATTTAAGTATGCTGTGCATCTGGATATTGTCCAGACCAATCCAGTCGATAGGATCATACGACCTAAACAGCAGAAACCACGAAAAGAAAAAATAGCTCTTACCAAAGAGGAATTAAATACATTTCTCACGCTGGCAAAGAAAGATGCCAGGCCTGTCCTGTATACTGCATGGCACACACTCGCTTATACTGGATTAAGGCGAGGGGAATTGCTGGGTCTTGAATGGTCTGATATTGATTTTAAAAATAAGACCATATCGGTCAGCAAGACACTTGTCACAATTAATGGGAAGCTATCCACTCAAAGCCCTAAAACCAAACGAAGCGCACGCACGATCTCGCTAGATGATAGCACGGTACAGGTATTGAAGGACTGGAAGCTAGAGCAGAAGAAACTATTTTTCAAATATGGTGTCAAGTCTCAAAACATCGTTATTACGAATACCAAAGGAGGTTACTTCGACTTTGCACATTTTAGAGACGAACTGCGATACTTCCTCGGCAAGCACAAACTGAAACAATTCAGTGTGCATAGCTTACGTCACACACACGCAAGCCTACTCTTTGAAGCTGGTATAGAGCCTAAGACGATATCAGACAGATTGGGTCACTCAAATATCCAAACAACACTCGATATGTACACACACTTAAATGACAAACAGCGGTCAGATGTTGCAGATCGCTTATTAAAATTTCTCGAAGCGTAGTCAAAAACGTAGTCAACACACGTAAACCCTTGATACACAAGGGTTTTTACTTTTATACCAAAAAAGAAGCACGAACGCACTTCTTTTCCTAGTTCTAGGGCCTGATTTCTCCATTTTTAATCAGGATCTTCGTCTGTTGGATTTTCAGGCTTATTAGGAATCACTTTTAAGAGATAAAAGGTGATAAAAATCGTCAAAGCACTTAAAGCAAGCTTCACCCAAATAATCGGTGCTAGATAGATCGAAATCCCCATCAGAATGTAGATCTGAAGAAGGATCCATTTCTTCCGTTCTTTGGCAATCGATTTGGTCT